GGTGAACCTGTAGAAGATGTATTGGTTGCACAAGCAGACGCATTAACAGATGTAAATTATTTTGTGCAAGGTAGTTTTGTTCTGTTAGGTGTAGATCCTCAACCACTATTCGATATTGTTCAAGATGCTAACATGGCGAAACTCTTTCCTGATGGTAAGCCAAGATATAGAGAATCAGATGGTAAAATCATTAAACCAGATGGTTGGGTTGCCCCTGAACCAAAGTTAAAATCAGAAATTGAACGTCAAAAGGCTTAATATGACACCACCTAATTATGACCAATGGCGATTAGACACAGGGGAGAAAACCTCTCCTCTTGTGGCTTATTGTATCTGTGGGTGTAATGAAGAAATATATCATGGTCAAGTTGTATGGACTACTGTCGATGGTTATGTGCTAGTTTCACATTTTTACGATTATGCCATTAAGGAGTTCAAAGCAAAGCAAGTATATGCGGAAGGGTGATTAGGTGAGTAAAGCAGATTTAATCTACAATAATCTAATCCAAGATATTTTAGACAATGGAGAATGGGATAAAGGTCAAAATGTTAGGACTAAATGGGCATCAGATGGCACTCCAGCATACACTAAAAGTTTAATTACAGCACAGATGAAATTTGATGGGTCAGAAGTTCCCATATTGACTACAAAGAGAGTTGCATGGAAATCAGCTATTCATGAGTTGTTATGGTTCTATGTTAAACGTACAAGTGATGTATCTTATCTTCGAGAGAATAAAGTTAAGATTTGGGAAGAGTGGACTAAAGAACCAACCGGAAGGATGCCATATTGGAATATCGGTAAGGCATATGGTTATCAACTTGGTAAACAAATTAGAACAGGAAACGAGATCAAGTTGGGCAACAGGTATATTGAATTTGAATACAAAAATCAAGTCGATATTTTGATTGATGGATTAAAAAATAACCCATCATCACGTAGACATATTATCTCCTTATGGAATATTGATGATTTGAGTGAGATGGCTTTATACCCTTGTGTATGGAATAATCAATGGATTGTGCAGAATGGTAAATTACATTTGGTTGTCCAAGTTCGCAGTAATGACATGGCTTTAGGCAACCCATTTAACGTATTCCAATACTATGTTCTTCAACGTATGATTGCACAAGTTACCGGATATGACGTTGGCACAATGACATTTAACATCAATAACCCTCACGTATATGAACGTCATGTAGAAGGATTGGAAGAACAGATTGAACGTGATCCACTTAAGGCTCCTACACTTTGGATTAATCCTGAGATTAAAAATTTTGATGACTTTACAATTGATGACTTTAGATTAGATAATTATGATTTTCATCCAACTATCAGTTTTGAGGTAGCTGTATGATTAGCCTCATTGTGGCTCTAGACAAACAGGGTTGTATTGGAAAAGACAATCAACTTCTTTGTCACATACCCGAAGACTTAAGATACTTCAAACAAAAGACAATAGGTAAAGTCGTAATCATGGGTCGCAACACATTCGAATCAATTGGCAAAGCACTTCCCAACAGAACTAATATAGTCCTAACAAAAGACCCTACATTCTCACCTGATGGATGCTACATATATGACTCTATTGAAGATATCATACATGAATATAACAGTTATGCTTTACCGGATGAAGAAGTATTAATAATTGGTGGAGCCAAAACCTATGGACAATTTCTACCTTATGCAGATAGAATATACATAACTAATATTGACCATGTATTTGAAGGAGATGCATATTTTCCTTATGTAGATTTTAGTCAATGGGATCTTGTTGAATCACGTAAAGGAAATGAATGTAAAGAATTTGATTATTATTTTAACGTGTATGACAGGAAATAATATTAGTGGAGGAATCTAAAATGAACACAACTAACCTAATTTACGAAGCAACCGTATTACAATTTACACCAACATTCTATTCTGTATGCAATAATGTTTACGAGGCTACTCAAATCTTATCCGAGTATAAGGATAAAAATATCAAAAATAAGTAGTAGACAAGAGTAAAGATATCATTTATACTTAGTGTCAAGAGGACAAGAAATACCTCTTGACTTTAATTATATAAGGGGATGTGATGCATGGCACAGAAAATAAAGCAAGTGGTTGAAGTAGACAATAAAAAATTAAACGTGGGTTCCTTAACAATGAGTGATGCATCCTTTAAGGAGTTGCCACAGTCAATCCGTAAAGAATCCAAAGTTAAAACAATCCCATACCTACGTAATCTAATTCTTATGGGAGAGTTCAAAGGGGAGATGACAAAGAACAATATTCCTTGCTACTGGTTCAAACGTGATGAAGAAAATGTACTGGTGGATAAATCATCGAACATGATTATCGCAGCATTCACAGATCAAAAGGAACCGCTAATCACACCCAAAACTAAAACCATACAGAAAGGTAGTGCTACAGAGAAACATCAACAGAAGATTATTGAGGTGAATGGTTTAAGGGTGGATATATCACAAATCACACCATCTGAGCATTATCTAGAACGCATCAAGAAACGCTTTGAAATTAGTGACAAACATAAAGCCATTGAGTTCTATGAAGATATCATAATCAATGGTGAGTATCTTGGCTTATCTTATGACAAGGACTCACTCAAACAAGCACATCTATTTGCCAAAGATAATAAAGCTGTATTCGTATCACAGGGTTTTGAATGTGTAGTTACTACATATAAACAGGAAGCAGTAATCTATGACCATCCTAAATATGAAATTAAAAATTACATACAACGTAAAATAAATAAACTTCGTAAATTGGATACAGTCATGGACAAACGACTACACAGAACAACGCTAGAAGTTAATCTTGAGATTGCTGAATTGGAACTTAAACTCCATCGTGCCAAGTCACAAGATAAGAAGTTTTCATATCAGGGTAGAATCAACGCACTCAGGTTACATAAGAACACATTAGAAAGTGAGCGTAGACTGGTTGCAACTCAACTACGTGAATACACTAACTCACTCATCTCATTTGTATAGGAGGGATCACATGATACAATTTTTAATGGGGATGTTTATAGGTTCACCCTTTTTCTTGTCTGTGTTATTTGGATGCTACTTTGGCTACAAGAAATGGAAAAAATAATTCCAGTATCTACATATTTTGTCGAATTAAACTTTATAGTCTTTGTCGAACAAGTCTAAGACTAAATTTAGACTTAATCGTTGACGTGAATCCTTTGTCCTAGTATAATCAAACTATAGAATCCAAGAATTAACACTATACTAGATTTCTAGGGGTGATGAGATGGATAATCAATGGTCAATATCAGAAGTAATACGAAGAACAGCCCTTAATTATCTAGCTGCACACCCCAATGGGATCAGGGCAGTGGAATTGAGGAAACTAACAGAAGAAATATTAAGTGACTACCTTCCTAAGACAGGTAAAGATAGCGATAGATTCAAAAGTGCTTTATGGGATCTAGAAAAACGCTATCCTGATTATGTGGTGAGGATAGAATTGCAACCACGCAGGGTCACACTATATCCAAGCGATGACTTACAGAAGGATATTTTTAATGGTAAATTTGAGGTTCCACAACTTGATTCACTAGAGCTAGAAAAAGAGAATAGCAATCAAAGTTTCATTGGAGAGTTAAAGAATCTTGCTGATGAACTCCTCGAACATAACTTAACAATATCACCAAAGTTAAGAATGTTAATGATTGCGGAATTAGTTGGACAATTATCTTTGCACATTGAGAAGTCTGGATTACTAACGCTCCTTGATGTTAATGAAGAAGACTTAAAGCAGATGTCTAAGGATGATATTGAGGCTGTTGCAAGTTTAAAAATGCACTTAAGTATCATCAATAAACATAGAAACCAGTTCTTTCATGGTAAGTTCTAGCGGAGAGACAACTATAATCTAAGATGGGATGTGTTACATGTCAATTGAATCTGATTCCACAGCATATTATTATCACTACAATCTAAATGGTAAACGTGTGTGGGCAATCACTACAGACCTAGAAGAAGCCAAAGAAGATCCTGAACATCGAATTGCTACCAAAGTAGATTTAATCGAATGGTTTGATGCTACTGGAGAAGCATTGACTGATATCGTGAGGACGCAAGATGGACTGTTTCTATGGGTGGCTGACGAAGAGAAATGCGTTTATACATATATGAACGTTGCTGACCTAGACATAGAAATCAAAGAAAATAAAAAAGGGTTGGCAATCGCTTAACCAACCAAGAGATTATGTATGAAAGTTATGATGGGCGAGGCTGCAACCTTGCTCATCTCTTACAACAGATTATAGTTTTGAGAGTGTGTATTGTCAACACACAGTTAACAATTTGTATGCTAAAGGTATACATTTTGACAACTATAAGATTAAAAATAACATTTATAAATTTATTGGAGGTGAAATATACGTTAACATTTGATGAGTATAAAGCCCAAATGTTACTACTAAACTCTAGGGATGCTACATTGCAGTGGATTGAACAACTATTAGAGGAATACATAGAGGAGATAAAAGTTGAGCGTGTTAAATTAGATCAACAACGTGTCAAACTAGCGAGGGAGATGGTGGAGAATTTAAATTCTAAAAGGAGTGATAATCCATGAAATTTAAAGTGTATGATCTTGTGCTAATGAAAGGTCATGGTATGAGAGTGTACATGGTGACAAGTGGTAAGTCTGTTGAAAGTATTCACTTAGGGCAAACACACAAAATTATAAACTATACAGTACAATGTGTTGAAAAGAATATTGAGTGGACTGTGAATGAGGATTCATTAATTTACTTTGGTAGATATAAGCCAAGGGAATCACAGGTTGATTGGAACAGAATTTTGGATGAGTACAACTCAATGATGCGAGAAAGTGAAGATTTTAAAGAGTTATATGAAGCGTTTGGGGATCATGCTCATAAGAAAAAGAGTGAAGACTTATTTAATCAGGCTGTAGAGTTTATGGATGGTATTAAAGAAAAATATTCAAACACAAATGGAGATACATATGAAATTAACAATAAATGATAAATGGTACATTGAGTCAGATCAATATAATTTCTTATTGTACAAATACACAACGATTGTAAATAAGAAGGATAAATCAGAGCGTCAAGATTACGTACTGGAAGGTTACTTTCCGAGATTGGATTCTGCTTTGAATCGTATTCTCCAAGAGGATATTAAAGATTTGGATGAAGCGAATATACATATGATCCTTGATGCAATTAAGAACTGTGAGAAGATTGTCAAAAAGTCCATTAAGGAATACCAGTTGCAGAAGGATAGGATTAAGGAGAAGGAGGATAAAGCAGATGAGTAAGCCAATAAGAGGTAGATTTTATTGCCAAGTGGAATCAAATGGAGAACGTGCAGTATTAGTTATTAAAGCATCAAGCAGATTGGAAGCCAAGAGCATTATCCACAAGAATTATAAGGTTGATAGTGTATTGAATGTGAGTGATACATATAGAGGAATTAGCAGCGCACCATCTTATATAGGAACATCTGCAATGGCTGGCACACAGTACCATTCAGGAAACCGGACATCTAGGAGAGGGAATATATAGGCGTTATCTAACATACACATATATAAAAATAAAAAGGAGATTTTGCATTTGATTAGATTGAACCAGAGCTTCTTTGATTATAATGGCGTGAATGGAGTTTATCAAATCGTAAATATAAAAAACAACAAAGTATATATAGGAAGTTCTACAAATATTAATAGAAGGCTAAGAGATCACGTAAATAAATTATTAAAAAATAAACATAAAAATATTTATTTACAACACGCCTTCAATAAATATGGAATAGATTCATTCAGAATAAATATTTTAGAGATAGTTGAGAATAAGAAACTATTAATAGAAAAAGAACAAATTTGGATAGATCTGTTCAATAGTTCAAATCCAAAACAAGGATACAATATTTGTGAATTTGCCAATGGCACTTTGGGATTTAAGCATAGTGAAGAAACAAAAAAGAAAATGAGTGTTTCAAGAAGTGGTGAAAATCATCATTTTTACGGAAAGAAATTTTCAAGGCAGCATTTAGACAATCTAAGTAAATCAAAAAAGGGTGAGAATCATTATAACTATGGCAATGACTTATCCATTGAAACTAAAAATAAAATAAGTGATTCTCATAAAGGGAAACCTCTTTCAGAAGAACATAAGCAGAGATTGAGTGAGTCGCACAAAGGCAAGAAGTTATCCAATGAGCACAAAGAAAAAATTAGAAAGGCACACATTGGGAAAAAGCACCCAAATAGACCAAAATGGAAAAAGAATAACAATAAAAGTTGGAACTCAAAGTTAAACGAGCCTCAAGTCATTGACATTAAAATATTTTGTAGAGATACTGATATGACAAATCAAGAAATTGCTAAGTTGTATAACGTAAATGAATCAACTATCAGTGCAATTAGAAATGGTCGAAAATGGGATAAGGTCGTTTTAAATGATGATTTAAAATTGACAACTGAATTAGAGAATATGTATTTGGTTACTATCAAAAACAGAAATGATTCAAAAAGAGATAAATTATCTAAGGATCAGGTTTTAACAATTAAACAATTATTGAATGAAAATAAATTTACTCAATTAGAAATAGCTAAAATAACAAGCACCAATAAAGACGTTGTGAGTAAAATAAACCGTAACATTATATATAAAAATATCACTTTAGAGGGGGAGTGCAAGTGAAATTACACCTCGTCCTTCCCCTACCAGTTAGTATTAATTCACTATACATAAATCAATACTCATGGAATCCTAAAACTAAATCTAGAGTTCCTACTGGTAAACGTATCATGAGCAAAGAGGGTGCTGAAGTTAAGAAGCAAATTCAGCAAGCAGCCATTGACCAAATGAAAACTCAACAGTGGGATTACGAGTACACTAAGGATCATTACATATACATGGACGCAGTTATCTATTTCAATCGTACTGGACGTGATGACAATAATGTCTACAAGCTTAATAACGATGCTTTAGAGAAGATTGTATATGACAATGACAGTAGGATATTAACTCGCACCCAAAAAATTTTGTACGACAAAGATAATCCACGTATTGAACTTACATTTACACCTGTCGACTACATAGGCATTTTCAATAGTCAAGATGAATTAGATGTATTCGAACAAACATGTCAACAATGCAACAGATATAAAAATAACTGTTCTATATTAAGGGAAGCAAAAGAAGGTCGAGTACAAGAACACATTGTTGATATGAAATGTGTCAAATTTAAGCCGACTAAGAAGTAATAGGACAAACATGTTTACACATAGATTGTAGCAAGTCTCAAATTTAGGATGTGAAATAGTGGGGAAAAATAAACAGAAAAGTGAAGTCAAAATTGAACTTATTATCAGCAATCCTCCCAGTGAGGAAAGTTTAAAAAGAATGGCTCAAACAGCCATTAGAATATACAACGAATACATATTACCATACAAACAAGAAAGAGGAGAAATCTAATTCTCCTCTTTTTATTTATAGTATAAGGTTATTTTATGGACTTGTTACTCATGGCAATTCCGTAAAATCACCTAAATAAAATTTACATCCACTTTACCTTCTTTGTTTCCAGTCTTTATCCATGTTATTGTATTTATCGAATCCTTAAGGAGTGTATTAATTTCTTTTGGTGGAACAATTTCTCGGTGTTTGAATATCTCTTTCATAATAGAAACTTTTTCTAATTTATCTTCATTAGTCAATAATTGACTATTTTTTAATTGTCGCTTTAATAATTCAATCTCTTCTTTAATCCGGTCATACTCAATTTTTATCTTCTCTTTTCGCTTTTTAGTCTCAGTAAGATCATAAACTCCAGCCTCATACGCCTCGTTAACTCTATCCATAGCCTTATCACGATTCAACAGTTCTTTCTCTTTAATAGAGATTAAACTTTTTACCTTTTCAAAATCACCATTGTCTCCAGTATCAATTAACTTTTGTAATTGCTCTTCATATTGTAAAATTGCTTCTTCTACTTTGGCATAGATAAAATCAACATGTATTCCACCATTTCCACACTTATTCCCTAGAGCATCATGATTGGGACATGTTTTGACTAATATTGCTCCATTAGGTTTAATAGCAAATGTCATAGTCCTCCCACACTTATGGCATTTAATTAAACCAGTCAGTGGATATGTTCCAGCCCTAGCCTTTACAGGAGAATCATTTCTCTTGGCAATTATCATAAGTATCTGGTCGTGTTCTTCTTGAGTCTTAACAGGTT